TTTTGAAATCCGATATTTCTGATTGTACCAACAAAAATATACGGAAGAAAGAAATTAACTCAAAATGTGACGACATCCAAGTTACCATAAGGGTCACCACCGTTCAATTTGTAGTGCCCGGAACACACGGGCAGAGACAGAAGTTCAATAGAATTCTGACATATCCATTTTCTCACCATCAAATTGTTGACACATCTCCCAAGATGCGAATTGTTTTGGACACAAATACTTCTCCTTATAGCATGCCATACGATCAATGACATGTTCATATTCCGGAAAAGCGGAGTAATCAAGAGACTCAACATTGTTCCTGAACAACACGTCTTCGATGGCACGTTCTGGGATATAAGCATCATCCCGACCATTGATCATGTCCAATGCAGTCATAAACAACCTTGCAGCGGCATCGTAAATCCTCTTATTAGCACCGCTACAATATGCCAAACATATTGCACGGTCGCGAAGATGAAATTCGTTGAGAGTAATTTCAGCAGAAGCATACATTTTAGCAATACTGTGAGTATGGTGGCGTGAAAAGAAAAATTCTCCTTTATCACAATTTGGACAATACCTCCAACTCAATTGATTCTTAAGAAAAGAAGGAGCATCACGATCAGGAATTTCACCATTTTTGGCTACAATACGTTTGCAAATATTAAAATTTGAGGGCTTAACTACCATATTGGAGACACGTTTAATCGTAGATATGTAATGCTCTCCGTCAAATTTTGCGATCAATTCTTTAGCAAGAGCCATGAGCAAATCATCACCAAAAACAAAAATTCGAATTTTGGAACCAAAATTACCAATTATGTCGATGTCAGGATACATAAGTGAAAGAACCCAAATTTGAAGAGACAGATTCAGTAGGCTGTTGAAGAAAGAGGTACCATAATGACCACTATTCATTGTTCCAATAATTGCATGCCACAAATTTCCATCAGGGGACGGTATGATTTTAACTCGCAACGTCTCAAGCAAACGAAGTACAATAATTTTAAACAGATATCGTTGAG